TTTGAGGAGTTGTGAACGAGTAATAGCCATAGTTCATTACTCCTTAAATACCCGCGCCAGTGCCATTGGCATTGTAACGGTAGAAGTGATTGTTAAGCAGAACAATGGCCAGACGCCCAGCAACCGATACATCGGAGTTCGCAGGAGTATCCTCGAAGCCCAAAATGCGGAGGTTGAGAGTGTTGGTCGTGTCTGCCGTTGAAACTGCCAACTCAGCGGACGACAAACCAGAGGTTGTAGAACCAGAAGTTGCCGTTGAGAAGTTAGCGTTAATGTGGACAAGGCTGTCTGCCGCTGCTGCATTACAGTTGATCAGGAACGCCTGATCAGGATGAGCAGAGATAGTTGCCGTTGCCAGAGTGCTGGCCATTACAGCGGCTGTTCCCGGCCAGAAAGGTGACCACTTGGGCTTACCTGTCAGGTCGATATAGTTACAGCCGAGAAAAGCACCAAGAAGAGGTACAGTACCGCCCGCTGCCGAGCCGACAATATCAATCAGGCCGTTCGCCAATGGAATCACAGGAGTACCCTGATAGATTACCGAAGACGTTCCAGCAGTTGCTACTGTCTGAATGTTGTAAACAACATCACCGTTGGTATTTGCACCACTTCCAAGCATACGATACGGGCGAAGCCCGAATGCGGCATCAATATTTGCCATTGCTTAGATCCTTATGTTATTCGGCTGCACGATTGCCGCCGAAAGTGACTCTAGATTGCCGTTCAGGTTTAATAATCGGCATGGACGGGTGTTGATCTCTCATCAGGTCGTTATCAACCGCGTCAAGCTGTTGCTGCGCTTGGCGGTTATAATAAGCAGTACGCTGATTTACCAGATCTACGGGAATACGCGCTAGGACAAGACCCCCAACTGCAATGACGCCAGCATGTTTGCCGTTATCAATCGTGGGAAGATCCCAATCTGGGTATTCTTCGGCGCGAACGAGTTCAAACCCTTCGCGAAGTCGTGCGGACATGTTCTTCCGATCATCAACACCTGCGGCCTCCATTCGGAGCCAACGGTGCCTAAAACCCTCCGGTGCGGGGGGCGCGTCCAAAGAGGACGGTGGTTTCCAAGTCGTAGGTTTTACGGTCTTGGAGCGGACGGTATCTTCGCGTTTCGAGCGATCCATAATCAGTTTCTCTCTGCTTGCTTCAGATTTACCTGCCGGGCGTACTGTTCATAACTCAGCCCCAGTGCTTTGGCAATCTTTTTTTGTGAAGTGGAAAGGTCGTCACCCTTGACAGCCTTGTTTGTTTTTTGTGCGCTGGTGGGCCGCGCACCTCCGACAGCGGATGCCAGCTTGGTTCCCTTGGCAAATTTATGCGGGAAATCATTCCGAATACGCTTGTCCAACTCACGATAATACGCATCACTCGAAGGATTGAACCCCTCTGCAACAAGATCATTGTGAGTGTCGTAGGCCGTGTATGTCATAGCCTTATCAGAGCCGAACCATTCATTACGCTCCGCCCACTGCTGGGCCTTCTCGTCAGGAACTGGTTCTCTTCGAGGAGCAGCAACTTGCTGTGCAGACTGTTTGTCATACAACGTCTGCTGTTCCTGTTGATACTTGTAGTTGCGGATCTTGTCGCGTTCCAGTTCAAGCCTTGCAAGATACTGGTTAGCTTCAAGCTGTTTATCCGTGTCACCAGTGTCAACCGCAGACCGATACTGGTCCTTGTAAAGCTGCTCTTGGACCTTGATCCGCGTGTCAGCTTCTGTCGTGTACGACTGATCCAGAAGTGATGTACGCTTTTGCATAGCATCAAGCTGGCTCTTGACAGATTTGGCATAGTCCAGTGCCGCCTGTTCACGACGCTCGGTTTCACGGACTTTATAAGTCAGCTTACCAATACGCTTCCTGACAGATTCACTTTGGGAGGCTAGGTCGTCATCGTCGTCTTTCGGCTCCGCTTTGACCTCTACCTCAACATCTTCGTCATCTGACGACTCTTCGTCCACAACGGTTACTTCAACATCTTCATCATCTTCATCTTCAAACATGGTAACTCCTTAATGCGCTGTTAGACATTCATGATGTCTTCTGGATCAGCGATGGTTGCGATGACCTCATCATCGTTTAGGATACGAACTTCACCGCCATCAATCTTGAAGCGTGAACCCGCATAGCGACCGAATAGAATCCAGTCGTTCTTCTTGCACCACGGACCTGCGGTGAATTTGTTTTCGTCCCCGTAAGCGTCTGGCCCAACTGCCAGAACAAGCCCGACGACGGTGGCAATGGTCTGTCTCTCGACATACTCATCTGCCAAATGAATACCGCCTCGTGTCTTACCTATGCCACGATAGGGAAGAACAAGGATGCGCCATCCTGTAGGTTTTGGTAATCGGTCGAATACACTGGAGGGGATCTTGGCAGGATCTAAATACCTGTCCTCCAAGGCCACATAGGCTTCTTCCAGTGCGGATTTTGGGGCCTCTACATTCTGAGGCTGGGCCTTCATAGCTTCTGCAACGTGAGTTGGCAGTATTAAACTACTCATCCTTGTCTTCCTGTTTAAGCAGAGAGCGTATTACGTATTCGGCTTCCACCCAGACTTCGTACTTTGCACGAAGCTGCTTGTATGCCACGAAATCAGGAACCGCGCCCTCTGTGATCGCTTCCCTGATAACTTCTTTTCTGTCAGCAAATGTCCTTAGAACCCTGTCAGCAAAGAACAGACTATCCACATGATCTCCTTATCCAATCGGTGTTGAGTTATGGATCATTGCATCCTTCTTCTGGCTACCTGCGGAGGAGCCAAAGAAGAACGCCATAATTCCGGTCCAAGCCGCGCTTAACGTACCAAACATCATCAAAAGCACGTCGCCGCCTTTTTCTGGCAGACCGTAAACCAGAATGTACAGCAATATCCCAAAAAAACCGAACGTCACCCCGATGGCAAGCACCCGTGGGAGCCAGTCCTTTGTTTCCTTCTGCATGTCACGGGCTGATTTCCTGTCATCAACAGCAATTCTCTCCAGATCAATGTCAAGACTTCTCATCTGGACCTTAAAGTCCGCATCCACCTTCTTTACAGCGGCAAGCTGTTCAGGTGTTGCCGTAGATAGGGCTGTTGCAATGTCACTGTCATTACCGTCGGGATGACCAAGAAGAACCTCTGACAGGGCTTTGACAGCAACGCCAGCAAGGGGTCCGCCCAAGGCTGTTGCCAGAGTTGGCGCGACAGACCCGATCAAAGGGCCGAATGTTTTAAGAAGATCCATTTTTATCTCCAGTAGATTTAGAACCTAACATGATTCCTGACAGAGTTCCTGTCAGGAACGTAGCGATTGGAGCAATCAACTTGAAAAACTCCTGATCATTCGGTGCCTGTCCATCTATCGGTTGGACTACAAATATTAAACTATATAAGACAGCAAAGACAGTTCCTGTCAGTGTAAGACATAGGGATATCCCAATGATAAACTGCAAAAGAGCGTGTAGTTCGTCCTCTTTAATTCTCATCGCGCCACGGCTCCGCAAGGGTTTTGTTTTAGGGTGTCTGCGGAACAGGTTCCGGAAGCGGTGCAGATAGGGGGATTGCACTCAGCCGCGTCCCAGTTCTTAGGATCTTGGCACGGATACCTGTACCGATCCTCGCATCCTGTCAGAACAATCATCATGGCTACCAGAAAGTATTTCATTTGTGCGTGAACACGACCATTCCGATGCCAACGCATACGGAGAACAGAATAACAGCAGCAATGAGCCAAAGACCCATGATCAGATCTTTCCGGTTTTCCTCGGCCTCACGCTGCGCGGCTGCGGCTTCGCGGGATGCCTGTTTACGCATCTCAGTCACCTCTTTTTGGATAGACGCCCATGCTGCAACTCCGTATGCGCCTACAAATAAGTTGCGGGTATCCAACTGAAGTTTTTGAGCCTTTTGCTTCAGTGTGTACAGCTTAATCGCCTCGGCTTCATACTCGCCCTGCGACTGAAACAGACGCTTCTTCCTATTTCCGGACGTGAGTTGCGTAATCTGAGCAACCCTAGCGAAAAGATTACCTACCTTTTCAGCAACGTCCAGCATCTCATGACCAGAGTCCACGGCACCTTTAATGCCGTTGTACAACGCCGTGGCTCCAGCAATGAGAGTAAAAGGGTCCACATTAACTCACTGTGTACTTCTGAGGGCGGAGCATTGCACCAAAGCCACGGGCAGTCTGTTTACCCTTCGGTGCTGGCGGAACTCCGACGGCAGAACCGTTCTTCAAAGGGATTGTCCCTTGATTAACGATTGACTGCGATGTCTCAATGGATGGTGTCTTAGTGGCAGCGCGTGGAATTGGATAGTTCATGGTAGTCTCCTTGTTAACCTAATCATTAAGATGGGGTGGCATAGGCTGCTCCGGGAATGCCCGGAAGAGGCCGTACAGGTGATGCAGCGTATAACGCTCCGGGAATGCCCGGAAGAGGCTGTACTGGTGGTGCGGTAGGTAGAGCAGTTGGGGCATATGCCGGTCCAAGGTTTGCAAAATCAATCGGCGGTCTTGGTGCAAAAGGCTTTGAGAAATCAAACCCCGCAGTGGCTACCGTTGGCGTTCCAGTATACTTCTGTGCCGGTGCAAAGGTAGGGACGGTTGGCATAGTTGGTACCACAGGTGTCGTTGGTACCACAGGTGTCGTTGGTACCACAGGTGTCGTTGGCGTGGTGGGAGGTTTTGGCGTTGAAGGTACGTCAGTTCCGCCGGAATCAGATTTCGTAGGGACAACGGGATCAGATTTCGTAGGGACAAATGGGTCTGTTACTATGGGTTGCATTGCAGTGCTTGTTCCGCCTGTTGGAATACCCAAGAGGGACGCAATGCCTTGCCCAACAGTCGAAATACTTCCGCCTAAAGTAGATAAGGCTTCTCCCGCAATATCCCCTAAATCCTTAACGTAATAATCAACCTCCGGCCCATTCCCATAGTCCACAATCCGGCTTTGGACCTTAGAAAGATCTCCGTTAGCATATAGATTGGCATATTCTTGCTTTGTTAAACCCGCTAAAAGATTTTGATCTTCAAGGTTTTGTATTTGAGGGGTGCTGTCAAACAACGATAATAGGTCATCAACAAAAGATTTTTCCACCGCAGGAGGAGTGTCGGGAGTGTTGTAAATGTAGTCGTAGTTAGGTGCCGTCGGTAGTACGGGAGAAGAAGGGGAAGTTTCGGGAGTGTTGTAAATGTAGTCGTAGTTAGGTGCCGTCGGTAGTACGGGAGAAGAAGGGGCAGGGGTGTAAGTGTCGGGGCGAGTGCCGTAAAAATAATCAAAATTAGAACCATCATCTGCATATTGCGTTGAAGGTGTCGTCAAGACATTGGACATATAGTTTCCGCTGCCACCTGCAACTAGTGCGGGATCGGCGGGAATTATAAGACGTTCCGCTTCTCCTGAATCAACAGTATAATCGGTACTTGTACCAGTATTACCTTCGGCATATTGAACCGGTTTAACGGGAGTGCCGTAAAAATAATTGGAATCAGAGCCAGCATCTGCACTTTGAGTTGATGGTGCCGTCGAAACGCCGGACATATAGTTTCCGCTGCCACCTGCAACTTGTGCGGGAGTGGTGCTAGTAAGATTAGCAATATCAAACGAGGTGGTCCCACCCATCTTTAGGTCGGCCCACTTCAAAACATCCGCAGCAGTTTTTTCACCACCTAAAACAGTTGGGTTTGCTGTGGCAGCCCCTCCTCCCGCTACAACAGACGCAGGGGTATCTGCGGCAGCGTTTAACATGTTTATAGCACCGCCAAGCCCAAGAAAATGAGACAGGTACAAGGTGCCTTCGTTTACAGGAAATCCCGCATTTGTAAGACCTTCAGAATTTTCGCGGACGTAGTTTTTTGTCATCTCAACAGAAAGCGCAGGATCTGTTTTAAGAGAAAGAACCTCTGCCTCAGTTCGTCCTGTTAACAAGTCAGGACGATATTTTCTAATCATACCCATCCATGTTTTATCAATAAACTGACCAAGGCCCTCCGCTGAAGAAGTAGGGTTCTGAGCGTTAGGATCTCCGCCAGACTCAACAGTAATAATTTTACCCGCGACCCTATCTACCATGGCCTCCGTGGTAACTTTTTTAGCTGCATTCAACCTTGCTTGTTGTTGCGCAGACTCTCTGTCAGCAGCCTCCTGCGCTACTCTTGCAGTTTCTTGGGCAGCAGCCTCCTGCGCTACTCTTGCAGTTTCTTGGGCAGCAGCCTCGGCGCGAGCCTGTTGTTGCTCCTGTTCACGTTTAACCGCAGCGGCAGATTCTGCTGCTTCTCTAACGCGACGTTCTTCCGCCGCCTTGGTGACGGCAGCTTCTCTGGCAAGTTGATCATCCGCTTCTTTTCTAGCCGCAGCCTCCCTGACACTCTTATCAATCGCCTCCTGAGTTGCTTTAGCTTTAGCATCGTCTGCTGCTTTTTGAACAGCAGCTTCAGCTTCTTTTCTAGCAGTCTCTGCTGCTGCTGCTTCTCTAACACGACGTTCTTCCGCCGCCTTAGCAACGGCAGCTTCTCTGGCAAGTTGGTCATCCGCTTCTTTTTTAGCCGCAGCCTCTCTGGCTTTCTTATCAAATTCAGCCTGAGTTGCTTTAGCTTTAGCATCGTCTGCTGTTTTTTGCTTCTCGGCTGCTTCTTTGGCTGCTTTGGCTGCTTTTTGGGCTGCTTTTTCGGCTTTCGCATCAATTTCAGCCTGAATATTCTTTTGGGAAGCGGAAAGGCCGGAGTTACCGCCGCCAGTGTTGCCTCCGCCCGGATTCGGACGAGCATCTGTAACACCAGAGCCACGGCCTTGCCCCTGCCATCCGCCTGAGTTACTACTGCCGGAACTACCGCTGGGAGGACCGCTGTAACTGCCGGAACTACCGCCACCGTAATTACCACTCGCCCCTGAACCAAATCCCCCGAATCCGGGTTCAAAACTCATTAGCCCCGTGTTCGGATTAATTTTGCCACTGCCGCCCATACGCTTTAACAGGGCAGCTTCTTTTGGGTTAATGTGGGCTAATATGGTGTCGCCATTACGCCCCATACTCTGCAACTTCTGAGCGGTAGACTGTACACTGCCGCCGTTAGCATATTTACGACCTACGTACTTATTTATCGGCATCAGCGTAACCCCTTACTGTCTAGCGCGTTCAAGTGAGACATTTGCACGTAACTGTGCCACATCTTCCATGGATTGCAATCTTTCGCGGTCCAAAGCGTCCTTCTTTGCCAGCTTCTGCTGGTCAAACTGTAGACGCGCCTGACTTTCCTGACCCTTCTGCTGCAATTCCTGACCCTTAAGCTGCAAGTTCTGCTGCTGGATTTCAATCAATGGGTCTACGCCCTGTGGTGGTGGCGGAACAAGCTGTTGCAACAACTGACCCATCAACTGCGATTCTTCCTTCGCAATCTCCGCAGCCATCTGGACAGGGTCAAGGTTAGGCATATTCATGCCCATTTCCTGCTGCATTTTCAACACAACCATCTGTTGCGACGCCAAAGAAGCATGTTCCAAGATGTGTGACAGCAAAACGCCGTACACAGCAGGGGATGTTTGCATGATTGGCATCTGAATGAAGGCAATATGGGTCTTCATATGCTCAATATGGTCCTGATCAGGGAACGCCTTCAAAGGATTGCCGCCAGATGGGATCACCAACGACCGAGCATTCTCCAAAAGAGCGTCTTCAGGCTGCGGTGGAGGGGGAGGAGGTAGTACAAGATCAATGTCTTGTACTCCGAGGGCCGAGTACATCCGTCGGTACGCCTCGTAAAGGTTGTGCATCTGCGGTGCAGCCTGTGCCAACTGCAACTGCTGCTGTGCAAGCGATATCCGCTGCGTCATTGAGAAGATATTCGGGTCGCTGACAGGAACTACGTCCACCCGACCGTC